CAAGCGTGGGACCCGTTTCACGAAGAGATAGATGAGGTGCGTATGGCCATCAAGGCCGAACGGCGGGGCGAATGATCTACGTCTGGTCAGATGCTTCTTATCGTGATGTCCAGGTAGCCCTAGGGTCCTTCGGGCCTTACGAGGTCCTGCCCGTGGGCCACGACTTGTACGAGTTGACCAGCGAAGATGTCGTTCTGGCCATGGGCTACAAGGCCCTAGGCAAGATCCAGGCCGCGGCCATGTTGCCCAGCTCGATGAGCCTCAGGGCCTCTCGGGGGCAGCGAATTAAGGCAGAGGGGCCTAGTTTCCTTACTACCCACGACCCCCGGGACATTTGGACCGAGTGGAGTTTGCGCGGGGAGATTAGGTGGGACGCGCAACTTGCGCGTCGTTTGCATACCACTGGAACCCTCCGCCCCAAGGTGGGGGATTACCGTTGGGTAGACACCGCGGGCTTGGGCATGATGGTTGACGAGATCAAGCGGCGGGCGGACCAAACCGGTAAGCCCGTCAGGGTGGCGCATGACACCGAGACCATGGGGTTCTTCCCGTGGTACCCAGAGGTCAACATCGTCAGCACCCAGTGGAGCATCGACCCGGGGCACGCCCGGGTGTTCGATCACACAACCGATCCGGTGCTGGTAAACCCCCAGACCCAGCAGTACGTGAGGTGGCTAATGACCGCGCCAGAAGTCAGAGTCTGGGGCGCGAACCTCAAGTTCGATTTGGTCTGGGAGGCCTACAAGTGGGGCATAGAATGCACGAATTTTACGTTCGACACCGTGTTGGCCGGCTCCCTGGTAGATGAGAACCGTTCCAATAGCCTTGGTTGGCACGCCAAGGCGTACACCCCTCTCGGGGGGTATGACGATGACATGGCCGCGTTGGACAAGTCCAAGATGGAGGAGTTGATCGTCAAGGAGCCAGACAAGTTTAGGGTGTACTCGGGCGGGGACGCTGACGCGACGCTACAAAGCGGGGCCCGGATCCAGAAAAAGCTCCACCTAGATTTCGAGCTGGAACGGTTTTATCTAGGGCTACTGCACCCGGCCGCGCGGGCGTTCGAGCGCGTAGAGAGCCGGGGCCTGTTGGTAGACCAGGAGAGGTTTCGGGTGCTGCGCGCTGAGTTGGTGACAGAGATTCAGCACCTAACCGCGCGGGGCTGGGCCATGGTGCCGAAGAGTATCCGGGCCAAGTTCTACGAGAATCCTAAGCTGAGCCTGGCCGCGTTTCTGGTGGACTTTCTGTTTGACCACCGCGAGGGGCTACGGCTCAAGCCCACGGTGTGGAGCAAAAAGAAGAAGTACGGCAAGAACCATGCCAAGCACGGGGAGAAGTTTCCCAGTACCTCGATCAAGGACCACCTGGGCCAATTTCGCCACCACGCCCGGGCTGGGGGGTTCATCCAGACCCTGGAAGAGATCAACAGCGCCACCAAAACGCTCCAGACCTACATCGATGGGTTCTTAGAGCACCTTCGGCCTGACGGGCGTTTCCACCCTACCTACGCGCTCCACAACGGCAGCCTGTTTGAGGGTAAGAAGCAGGTCGATGACGCGGGCACAGTGACGGGGAGGCTGAGTGCCAAGGACCCGGCTGTTCAGACGATCCCGAAGCACACCAGGTGGGCCAAAAGGCTTCGGGCTTGCTACGTCCCCCCGCCCGGGATGGTGTTCTGGGAGTCTGACTTCAGCCAGGGGGAGCTGCGCATTGCGGCCTGCGTGGCTCGTGAAGCCAACATGATACAGGCCTATGCGACCGGGATGGACCTGCACGGGATCACAGGCAGTGAGACCGAGGGCATGGGGTACGAGGAGCTGATGCGGCTCAAGAAGTTTGCCAAGGGCACGCCGGAGAACGACAAGGCCAAGGAGGTCCGCCAGGGGGGTAAGGCGGGCAATTTTGGATGGTTGTACGGCATGAGCCCGAGCGGCCTTGATGGCCATGGGGGCTTCGTAGCTTACGCCTGGCAGGTCTACGGGGTTCGGGTGACGGCCCGAGAGGCCGCTAGGGCTCAGGATACCTTCTTTGGCCTGTGGCCAGCCCTGCTCGATTGGCACGACCGCCAGAGGGAGCTGGCTCGCCGCCACAAGTTCGTCCGGAGCCCGTTGGGCCGAATTCGCCACTTGCCGCTGATAGATAGCCCGGACCAGCAGACCCGCCGAAAGGCCGAGAGGCACGCGATCAACTCGCCCGTCCAGGCTACACTCAGTGACCTGTGTATCGATGCGGCGGCGAGGATCGAGAAGGAGCTGGACTTCACTGACGAAGTGCTGTGCGTCATCGGTAGCACCCACGATGCCCTCTATGGCTACGCGCGAGCGAAGGATGCTCATCAGAACGTGAGCGAGGTGGCGCGCTGTATGGCCAACGGGAGGCTGCCAGAGCGCTTCGGATGGGATCATCAGCTAGAATTCCCTTGCGAAATCGAGATCGGGGAGCACTGGGGCTCGATGGAAGAGATGGATCTGGTCGATTGACCACCTAGGCTAGGAGGGCCTGATGGCCACCAGGAAAAACAAGACACAGGCCAAGCCCCGAGTGATGTTCGTGCAAAAGCGCGGGTCCGGGAAGCACGCGATCCAGAAGCGCCAGGACGTTATCGGGGACCCGAATTTCACCGAGGAAGATGCTCGCTCGTTCCTAGAACAGGCGGGGTTCGACAAGGGCGTTATTCCGCCCCCGTTCGATTTCATGGATTTGGAACGGCTGTTTCAGAAGAACACCATTCTTCCGGCTCTGGTAGAGACCATGGAGACCAACATCGACGGCACTGGTGTCGAATTTGTCCCGGTCAGCCCGATAGAGGACATGGTTATCGAGGGCCTAGAGGACCCAGAGGGGGAGGAGTTCAGCGACGAGGCCCCGTTCGAAGACGTAGATCCTGGGGATCTGGTTGCGATGGCCCAGGCCAAGAAGGACCGGGCTGATAGGAAGCGTGAAGCCACGCGCGCACGCGATGCCGTTTTGAAGGGGCGCCGGGCTGAACTGAGCGAGATGAAGACGGGCCTGGAAGAGTTCTTCCGGGAAGCATGGCCTGGCCAGAGCTTCATGACTACCCGCCGCAAGTTGCGCCGGGACTTGGAAGTGCTGGGCAATGGGTACCTAGAGGTGCTGCGCAACCTGGAAGGGACTCTGATAGGCCTGCGTTGGATCGATGCGAAATTCATCCGGCTAGTCAAGTTCGATGACCCGATCGAGATCACCAAGACGTTGCGCCGCGGGGGTGAAGACTTGGAGATGACGTTCTCCGGTCGCGAGCGTCGCTACATCGAGGTGGTTGGGCGCAGCGCGGTGTATCACAAGGAATTTGGGGCCACCCGGGACATCGACAAGAAGACGGGCGAGTGGGCCACTGGCGCAGCCTTGGCGCCTGAGAAGCGAGGCACAGAGCTGGTCCACTTCACCATGAAGAAAGACGCTGGGGGCCCGTACGGCATCCCGAGGTGGATTTCGAACATTGCCAGCGTGGTTGGGAGCCGCAGGGCCGAGGAGTTCAATTTGGACTTCTTCAACTCGGGAGGAGTCCCGCCTCTGTTGATCATAGTTCAAGGCGGGGCGCTAGCTGAGGATGCCGAGCAGAGTCTCCAAGAAAGTTTTGTGGCCGGGGGGAACAATCATACCGCCGCGGTCCTGGAGGCATTCAGCACGTCTGGCGACATGGATAGCTCCCAGAACGTCAAGGTAACAGTTGAGCGCTTTGGTAGCGACCGCCAGTCAGATTCGATGTTCGAGGGGTACATTGAGAAGTGTGACACGAGGGTGAAGCGCGCGTTTCGTATCGCCGCGATCTTCATGGGCATGGGGGGCTCGTCAAACTTCGCCACGGCGACGATCGAGATGATGACGACAGACGCCCAGGTGTTCAATCCAGAGCGGCTGGAGTTCGACGAGGTCATCAATCTGCTTATCATGCCCGAGCTAAAGAACGGGGACCAGTTCATTTACCGTAGCCTTCCGCTTGCGGCTGAGAATCTCCAGCAACAGTTGGAGGCCATGGGGCTGGTAAAGGACATGGTGGAGCCGGATAGCCTGATCGACCAGGTCAACCAGAGCGCCAACCTGGCTCTGGAGCCCCGGTCCAAAGAAGACATGCCGAGCCCTGAAGAGGCCCAGCCGGCATTCGTACAGGCCCCTGGCACTGGTGAGCCGGGGCCGGATGGCGCGGCCGGGGACCCGCCCGAAGCGGGCAACACGCAGCAGCAGCAGCAGAGCACCCAAACGGCAAAGGCCGAACTGGACGAGCTGGCTCGCAGGACCGCCTGGCACATCGAGCACGCCACCCCACTGCCTGATCCTAGCTGGATCGAGGTAAGGGCTAGCGCGGATGCGCTTGACCCTCAGGGCTTCGCGATGTTCCGGGGCTTGCTGAGCAAGCACCTGTATGGCGAGCAGGCCATGCACGACCCGGCGGGGTGTGCTGAATTGGCCGCTCTTCAGTTTGGGCGACGTGGCTAGTCCGCAGGCATTTTTGGCCGTAGAGGCCACGCTGGCCCAGAGGATCGAGGCCCAATGGATGCGCGAGGTAGCGCGTCCCCTGGTGGCAGAAATCCGGGAGGCCGTTGAAGAGGACTTCTTTGGTGCGGCCTACCGAGCTGCGGAGCGTGTGCACTTCGATACCGTGCGGGAGATGCGACCGTTTATCTTGACCCAGGCGTTGAGCGCGTTCGCGATTGGGCAAGGCTTTTTTGCCGGCAGCATCGCCGACACCGAAGTGGCCCGGACGGGTAACGAGCCGATTGAGATCCCCCTAGCGGTGGACCAGTACATGCTGGGCCTCCAGGCTGGTAGCGCGGCCGAGTTGCGCACCAAGTTGGTCGCGTTGGTAGCCGAGGCCGAGGAAGAGGCCGCGGCCCCTAGGGTTACGAAGGCGGTTTTGCGCAAGGCCGTCATCCCTGGGTTTGCGGCTAAGCTGAACCGAGCGGTGGCCCAGGGGTCTAGTGTCAGCATTGGCGCCGGGGCCAACTTGACGGTCAACCGACTTGCAGCCTACGGCGCGCTGACTCAAGCCCAGAGCCTGGGCCAGGGGACGTTCCAGGTTAACGAGGTGATGGACAGCAAGACCTGCCCCGTGTGCCGCGGGATGCACGGCATGGTGTTCAGCGTTGGCCCAGCGCTCCAGATCTACCAGGACGCCTTGACTACGCAAGACCCCGCACAGCTTAAACAGGGGTTCCCGTTTCCCAAGCAGAGCAAGGGCGGCATAGCTCGGCTCAGTGCCATGAGCCCAGCAGAGATGCAGGGTGAGAACATTACGGGCCCGCCGTTTCACCCACATTGCCGAGGGTTCGCCTCCCCGGTGGGGTCGGTGCCCCCGGCCCAGATTCAAGGATTTACCGCGCCGGCCGATGTACTACCTGACCCTGTCCCGCGCGGTCCTAGCGCAGCCCTAGAACCCGTTACGGTGAGACCGGCCGAACTGCCCGAGACTCACCCGGTCCCCACCCGCACGCCCAAGACCAGTTCTGAAAAGTGGCAAGGGTCCGACGGGAACTGGTTGCCGGAACGCCAAGCACTACACCGAGAAATCGTGGAAGAGTTCACCTCTCCGGCGGTTGCGAAGGAAAAGAAGAAGCTCCAGATGGTTGGCGGGGGGCCGGCGAGTGGCAAGGGCACGGCTATTGGGTCCGGCCGGGTCAACCTGCTGGATGACGCGGTGGCAGTGGACGCGGATGAGATCAAGGCCAGACTCCCCGAGTTTATCCAAGGCAGCGCGGCTAAGGATGCCAACGCCGCTGCGTTCGTCCATGCCGAGTCCAGCGCTCTATCGGAGCAGATCATGGCGCGCAGCGCGGCCGACGGCCTCGACGTGATCCTGGACGGCACGGGGGACGGCGGTATTGAGAAGCTGGCCCGTCGCGTCGATAGGTTCAGAGACCAGGGCTATGGGGTGAGTGCTGACTACATGACCCTGCCGACAGATGAGGCCGTGGCCCGCAGTGCGGCTCGGTTCCTGGAGACTGGGCGCAATGTGCCGGAAGAAGTGATCCGGGAGATCCACGCCGGGGTGTCGCGCGATTTCAAGATGGCCATCGAGCGGAACTTGTTCGATGACGCGAGGGTTTGGGATACCGATGTGCCCAGAGGGGACCCACCGATTTTGATCTTCGAATACAAGGCCGGGGTGTCAACCGTGGTGGACGAGCAGCGTTGGGTGCAGTTCTTGGCCAAGGCGGACGAGTAATGGCGTTTGGGCTAAAGACGGACGAGGTGGTGAGTATCTTGACCCAAGAGGTCAACAAGCAAACCCCTCCGGAGATAGAACCCGAGAGCCATAGGGAGTTTCGCTTGATCGTGCGGCGCCAAGTCGCTGAAATCGAAGCGGCGGGAGGAGTCGTGGACATCCCTTTCGATCCCCCGGACCCAGGCGGCACCCCCGACTAACAGGAGCCAGAAATAAATATGATCCACCAGGTACCTAGTCTTTCGGGACGAGGCCACGTCTATCTAGTCAACGACCGACAAGAGAGTTGCACCTGTGAGGGGTACGGTTACCGGGAGCGGTGTAGCCACGTGGCTAGGGTCATGCGGCACCCAGAGCGTTTTGTTCCTCTGGGAGAGGGCCTCACGGGTCTGTACCACGCCCCTCTAGCAACCCAGGAGGAGATGGGCATTCCCGGCCTCAACGAGTTGCTGGGGTTCCTCGATGAAAACTATATCTCGGTCCTGGTGGATGCCAGGGAGAACCGACCGAGAGAACCCAGAGGAGCGGCCCTGCGCGAAGCCCTGGCAGCGTGTGGCATTGCGTATATGTGGGCCGAGGAACTAACGAACGGGGCTAGGTGGTCCGCAGTGGCCCGCATGGCGGGCACCCGGCGCGTTGCCGTGTTGGGCTTTGGTCTCGGCAAAGGGGGGCAGGTCTTTTGAGGCAGGACATCCTAACCCCGGCCATGCTGGCCAAGATGCACATCCAGCCAACCAAGAACGGGCTGCACCGAGAGAGAACCGCGTTCGTGCGCGAGGTGCTGGGCACCAAGGAGCTACGGGCCAAGATCATGGGCCGGGCGACCAAAGTGATGAAGACCATCACCGTCACGGCTCCCAATGGGGACAAGATAGAAGTCGAAACAGAAGTAACCGAGCTGGACCCTGTAGATGTCTATGGGGAGGATAAGGACGCGGTGATTCGTGGGGTCGCGTTTGGCGTCAAAGTGTTCGAGAAGGGGAAGTGATGCGGTGGCCCGGCTGGGGAGGCAGGAAGAAGGCCAACTCGGAGGAGCAAGCCAGGCGGGATCTTCTGGCGGCGGCTGAGGCTGAAGTAGAGCGGGCCAGACGCGTAGAGGCTCTGGTATCTAGATACGGGTCGAAGCGCCGGGCCGTCCGGGCTCTAAAGGCAAAGAGACGCCGCGCGCTAAAGCGCGAGCGCAGGGCCCCCGAGTGATCTACCGGGTCCATTTGGCCAATGGTGGGTGTGCGACGGTACAGCGGGACGGTGTGCACGACGTGCCCGGCAAGGTGCGGGCCCAGACGGCCCCGGGCCGGATCGTGGTGGTCGAGCTTAGGTTGCGAGTTTTTGAATCAGGGAACTCGAACCCGGTGGCCGCGGTCTATGTAGAACCAGGAACCGACCCTCTATGGAGCCCCCCGGATGGAAGACCTACGCGTAGCAAACGAGACAGCCTACCTGGACCTACTGCTCCTGGTCTTGGGCCAAGGGCGCCCTCGGTCTAACCGGACGGGAGTCGGTACCCACGCTGTGTTTGGGGAACAGCTAAAGGTCCGCTTGGACGGGTATCGTGGCCGTCGTAGTTCCTACGGGTTTCCGCTGCTCACCACCAAGCGCATGTTCTGGCGGGGCATCGTGCACGAGCTGCTGTGGTTCATCAGCGGCAGCACTAGCATCCAGTACCTGGTGGACAACGGGGTTCACATCTGGGACGAGTGGGCGGACCAGGACGGCGAGGTCGGGTTGGCCTACGGGCACCAATGGCGCCACTGGAATTCGAACCTGGATGGTAGTTCGTTCAACTACAGACCTGGCGTGGACCAGCTTCAGCAGGCGATCGAGTTGATCAGGAACGACCCAGAGTCTCGGCGCAACGTCGTGACGGCTTGGAACCCTGACGAAGTGCAGCACTGTGGCCTACCTCCGTGCCATATGTTCTACCAGTTCGACGTGCAGGACGGGAAGCTGAGCTGCCACGTCTACATGCGCAGCGCAGACATCTTCCTGGGCGTGCCGTTCAACATAGCGAGCTATGCCCTGCTGGTGCACATGATCGCGGCCCTGACAGACTACAAACCCGGTTCGCTGACGTTCTCATTCGGCAACGTCCACCTGTACGACAACCACCGGGAACAAGCTGTAGAACAACTGGGCCGCGAACCGATGGCCGCCCCATGGCTAGAAGTTGGCCACGGGCCCGAAACGATCGACCACTTCAGGCCGCAGGATCTACACCTGCGGGACTACCGCCATCGTGCGGCAATTAGAGCAGACGTGGCGGTATGACGTTCGAGAGAGATGTGTGGCCCCTGCGGGACCGGGTGCTGGCGTTCTGTACCCATCGGCTTCACAACCAGGCAGAAGCGGAAGATCTCACGCAAGACACTATGGTGGCCGCGTGGGCCAACCAGGACCAGTGCCGTGGAGCGGTGGCGCCTTGGGTGTTTGGTATAGCGCGCAACAACGTGGCCAACTACATAAGGACTCGGGTTAGAGCGGAGGCCAAGCACGTAGAGGCCCCCCGGCGCGTCCGTACGGACGCAACTCCTGAGCACGAGTTGGAACTGCTTCTGGCCCAGGTGCGGGTGGACCGTCATTTGGCGGAGCTGCCAGAAGCTCTCCGGGCTCTGGTCCACGACCGATGGGCTCTAGGGCTAGGTACGCAGGAACTTGCGCATCGGCATGGCCTCACGGGGCAGGCGGTCCGGTCCAGAATCTATAGGGCCAGAAAAAGTCTCACCGAGGTGCTTTTTTCCTAAAGGTCCCGGGCCCCCGGCCGAAAAGCCTAGGTGTCGGCAACAAAAACCACTGCCGGCGAGGAGAGACACAATGGGCCCCGAAGATTACAGCCCCGCAGAGTATGATCGGTTCGACGCCCTGTGGCTGGCGAAGCCGGAAGACGGCGCGTGGATTCTCAGCGACCGGGATGTTTGGTATGCCAACCCCGCCTACACAGGCCCCCCGGTTCCGCATCCGGAAGACGAGGACACGTGGGTCGCGATTTGCGAGGGGGGCATGACTCTGGAAGAGTACGCTGCCGAGGTTCACGAAGACGCCGAGGTTCGCAAGGCCGCGGCCGAGGCCGCAGCAGCGGCTTTGGTCCCCGAAGATGATATTCCCTTTTGAGAGCAAGTTTGCGGCCAGGGGGCCGAAGAGCCAGATGCCCGACAAGAGTCGGGCCTAAGCACTAACAGGAAAGGAACAGAGATGGAGATCAAACTCCCCGAGGACTACAAGAGATTCGAGCCAGGCGACAGGGTCAGGAGCTTCGACTTCGGCACCTTCGGGACCATCGACGCACGTCTATTGACCGGCGAGCGCGCGGCCTACGCCGAGGGCGTTGTGGACCGATTCGAGCACCACGAGGGATGCGAGCGGGCAGTGATCCGCGTGACCAAGCGGGTCTTCGGGGGTGTCTCCGAAGACGAGTTTGCCTCCGAGGTGATGCCGCCCCTGAACGGTATTCCGACCTCGCTCGGGGCCAGTACCCAGAGCCTGGAACGAATCGACCCCAAGCTGGACACCGAGCAGATCGAAACCGAGCGCCTATACCGCCAGTACCCGGAAGGCGGTTGGATCCACGTCGCCGCGGAGAACAATCTCAGCCTACTGATGACCATCAAGATGAAGGAGGCCTAAGACCATGGTTTCGACACACCCCGGCATCTATACGGCCCCGCCGTCCTGGGCCAATGACCCCGCGGTTGTGTCCGTGGTGAAGGCCCGGATGACCGCGCTGGGCGTGGTGCGGCCTGGTGAGATCAGCCAGCGCGCCGAGTGGAGCGCGGGCCTGGTGTTCGGCGGAGGCCGCTGCACCCCGGGCTCGGTAGCGTATCGCGGCCGGCGGAGCGGTGCCGGACGAGGACTCGCTGACCTGGATCTGTTCGAGGTGGCTTCGGGCCAACACGATCAGGAGATCGTGGACACCTGGATCGAGCGGGCCAGCGCAGAGCACTACTACGCCTACGAGAAGGATTGGGGCTGAGGAAGGGCGCCCGTTTCGTATCGGGAGGCAGGGGGGTTCGAATCCCACCACCCCGACCATTTCCAAACTCGGTCGCCCGCCCCCCTGGTAGGTGAAAGGAGACCGAGATGAGAGCAGGAGAACAGACAGAGATCGAGTTCCAGTTGGAACCGGGCCAGGGCCACGATGGAGCGCAGAGAAATTTGCTCTGGGCATTGGAGATCAGCGGCATTCGTTGGAACCCCGGAACCTACAAGGTCACGATCGAGAAGCTCACCCAGGACTGATGGACTGCAAGCCCGCGCTAGCCCAGGCCAACCTGGTGGCCTACCCTGGAAACGCCAACGAGGCCAGGAAGGCCGAGATCCAGGAGGGACACGGTGGCGCGAAGAACCAACAGGCGCCCTGCGCCCGCCGCCCCCGAGGCCACCCCGGCCACGTCGAATCCGAGCACCTGGGATGTGCAGGCGGCGCGTGAGCAATACATCGCGCGCAACTTGTCCCGCGGGCCAGGTGATCCCGAGTACACCCTGCGGAACCTCGCGCAGGATCTCGGGGTCAACCACAACACGTTGAAGAACCAATCGACCCGCCAGCAATGGAGGGCAGAGATGTTGAGCGCGCTGGAATCCAGGGCCCAGGCGGGCATCAGTGCCGCCCGGGCTTCGGCAGAAGCCACCGAGGCTCAGATCAGAGGAAGCCAGGCCAGGGCAGCCAGAGCGGTGCAGCACGTAGCGACCCTGGGCATCGAGCGTCTGATGGCCAAGATGGAGAAGAAGCCAGAGACAATTCTGGCCGGGGACCCCGCGATGGTCAGAGCGCTGGACCGGCTTATGAGGACCGGACTGGAGCAGGAGCGCGAAGCCCTGGGGCTGGCGAAGGTCGTGGAGCTGAAGGAGCAGACCGGGGAGGGCAGCCCGCTGGAGCGGTTGGCAGACCACCGAGAAGCCGAGGCCTTGGCGGGCAGTCTCGCCGAGTACCTAGGGCTCGTGTTGGACGAGGAATAGCCGATGGGCCGACGGGAGTTCTTGAAGACCGGCCTGGGCGGGCCCCCGGCCGAACCCGATGAGCTTTCGGCGGGCATCCAGATCGAGTCGCTCGATGCCGTCCGTACGGACGCGGAAGGCTGATGGACCTACAAGGCCAGGCAGAGAAGATACAGGAGTGGCAGCGCGACACCGGAGCGACCGATGAGGACGTGATCGCGGCGCTTAGCTTCCTTCGCAACCGGCGCACCAAGTGGGACAGCGCCACCGGGCCCCCGGTGGAGTTTCGGCAGTGGGCCCTGACGCCAGGCTACCGGTTGAGCCAGAGACACTTGGACCTGTTCGAGATGCGGAAGTCCGAGCACCCGGGTGGGCTCTATCCCGTGGTTCTGGAGGAGTTGTGCGACATCAATTCAGGCGATTATGTCGAGCTGGTCTGTACCGGGGGGATCGGGTCGGCTAAGACGACCGTCGTGATCGAGACCCTGCTGTACCAGCTTTACTCCCTGATGTGCCTCAGGTCCCCGCAACTCGAATATGAGTTGGATCCAAGTGATGAAATCGAGATCGTGTTTCAGAGCCTGAACAAACAGAAGGCCAAGGAAGTGGGCTACGACCGGTTCAAGAACAGGGTTCAACGCTCGCCTTGGTTCAGGTCCTACGCCCCCCATAACTCCCAGGTGACTAGCCAGCTCGAACTGCCCAAGAGGGTCATCGTCAAGCCCGTGATCGCGGCGGCTACGGGGGCCATGGGGGAGAACGTGATTGGGGGCCTGATCGACGAAACTGAGTTCCAGGCGATCACCAAGGACTCAAAGCGCGCAAGCGATCCCAGCGGGACGTACAACCAGGCCCGGGAGAACTACACCGCACTCGTCAACAGGCGCCAAAGTCGTTTCCAATCGGCGGGCAATAACCTGGCTGGCCTCGTGTGCCTGGTGTCGAGCGCCAACAGGCGCGCCGGGTTCATCGAGGAGCGCGCAGCCGCGGCCAAGGAGGACCCGACCATCCGGGTCTACCGCCACACCACGTGGAGCATTGCCCCCTGGCGCTATGGGCGTGAGAGATTTGAGGTCTTCGTAGGGGACGAGTCGCGCACACCGTTCACCGTCGGGGACCGGGGTCGGGAGCCCACGGGGAAGGACCGCAAGCTGGGCCTCGTGATCGAGGTCCCGGTTGAGCTGAAGAAGTCGTTCAAGCAGGACTTGCCCAAGGCGCTGAGGGACCTAGCTGGGGTCGGCACAGATGCTTTGTTGCCGTTCATCACAGACAAGGAGTCCCTGCTGGCGTGTTTCAACCGGACCGAGTCGATCCTGAGCTTGCCCGCGTGTGACTTCGTTCACACCACGCCAAAGATCGAGCTGGAGTTCCTACGCAACCCGGAGGAACCGAGGTTCGTGCATGTTGACCTGGCCGCGACCCAAGACTGCGCGGGGGTGACAATCGGCCATGTCGAGGGGTTCCGGCGCGTTCACCGAGGGGCTCACCACCTGGTAAGGGGGGCGGATGGCACGGAGTACGAGCAGCAAGAATGGGAGATGCTGCCCGTGGTGGTGATTGACTGCATTCTACAGGTCATCCCGCCGCCTGGCGGGGAGATACCGTTCTCCGCGATTCGAGAGCTGCTCTATAGGCTCAAGGCCCACGGGGTTCCGATCACCTGGGTCACGGCGGACAAGTTCCAGAGCCGAGATTTTCTGCAAGAGATGCGCCGGAAGGGGTACCGCGTAGGGCTCAGTTCAATGGACGAATCGACCTGGGGCTACGAGGTCAGCAAAACCGCGTTCTACGACGGCCGGGTAGAAGCGCCCTACCATGAGACGTGCCAGAACGAATTCATCAGGCTGGAGAAGGACCTGAGCAACCCCAAGAGGCCCAAGGTGGATCATCCGCCGGACGGGTCAAAGGATTGCAGCGACAGTACCGCCGGGGTTATCGCTGGCCTAAGCCGGCGCATCGAGGTGTGGCTACGCCATGGGCTACGACCGAGAGACATCCCGTACACTATCGCGATGCGCCCCAAGCGAGACGGGGGTGACTCGGAGCCCCCTAAGAGCACCCCGGAAAAGCTGTGGTGACACAGAGAAGGAGGCCCCAGATGCAGATGGATGATGAAGAGGACCACCCCACGCCCCGGTGCTTCATGAACCTGTACCAGTGGATCGAAGAGGAGCTGGGGGTGCTTATTGGCCCCAGCTTCAGCAGGGGCCCCAGGGCCCCGGAACCGCCGCCGCCTACTTTTGACGACATCGCCATGAGTACCGTAGAGGGTGAAGGCCATGACTGGATTGGGTCCGATTGGCTCAGCCCCCAGGCCGACATATCCCCTCAGGAGCACTTCGTTACCGCCACCCCTACAGAGTTTGGCGATGACGATTTCTGTAGGTTTGGCGATGACGATTAACATCGGCCGCCGACCTCTAGACCAGGCCGCGATCTGTTTCCGGGTGTACCGGTCTTGGTCCCGTTGCCCCCAACTCCGGTTGGGCCAGTTCCTCTACAACGCCCTGGGTGATCTGGTGGAGGGGCAGGCTGAAGGCCAAGCTGGCCGGGTGGCCACTAGACTCTGGACCTGGAGCGGTGAAGATATAGCCGAGCGCTGCGAGCTGTTCTCCCGTGAGTATGGGAGATGAAGTTGGCCAGGTTGCTAGTTTGGTGGGCTTTTTTGGCCCTCGGCCTATGGGTCTTTTTGAGTGGGCTCGGGGACATCGTTGTCTGGCCGGCCTCTTATGGGAGCTTGCCGTGAGGATCACCTTTTGTAGCGGGGCCACTTTCCCCAAAGGAGCGCCGGCCTTTGGCAGATAGGGTGTGATGAAGTGCCGGGCCCCGGCACGTCCCCAAGAACGGTTGGGGGTGTGTATTCATTTCGGCCAATCACACTCTCCGGCGCACTTTTTAACCCAATCAGTGGGTACTTTTAACCCAACCCGTGGGTGGGCGAAATGAACCTGGCCGATCAAGAGTTTTGGGCGGTGCTAGTGGTGGTCACCAAGAAGGGGGTTATAGCCGGGGGTTTGGTTTTAGGGCTTGCCGGGGCGGTGGCCCTGGCTCAGTGGAGCGAAGGAGCGGCCCAAGAGGGGAAAGGTTCAGACCAGGACACCCATCGGGCTCTATCGGCCGGGGCCTGGTGCGGTATTCATTTCGGAGAAGCGGGCCGGCCCGGTGGGGTTGGGAACGTGTGGGTTTGGTGTAGAGAAAACCTGGGCCCAGAGGCATCGCGCCGCGAGGCTAGACCTGATCGGTTTACCTACTGAACCGAGAAGGCCGGATGGGGTCTGACTCTGGACGAGGTGCACGATGGTGGTAGGTGAATTGGTGGTTGAGCTGGTGGTGCTCTGGCTGTTTTTGTTTGCCAGGGGGCTGCCGCGGTGAAGTTCCTAGACAAGGCGATCAGCCGGATTTGCGGCGGGCGGAGGTTGAGACAGTCCGATGAGTAATGAAGCAGTGGTCCAAAGAGCTAAGGAGTTGTTGCGAAGCTCGATGGATAGAGTAGATCTCCCCGACCCAGACTTTGCTCCGTCTGAAGAGGGCGAACGAATCTGGGACGGCCTGGTAGCCGATGTCGCGACGGCCTTGGATCGGGAGCGCACGCTTTACGCCCAGGAGCTGGAAGCCCTGCACCACGAAGTGGCAATCCCTGCGCCCTGCATGGCCGCTGCTACGTTGCTGGTTCAGCAGTTTATCGGGATTGCCCCAGAGGTGTGGGGGGAGATCCGCAAGGACGAGGGAGCGTTCGAAGCTACGGCGATCCAGGTGGGGTATGTGATCAGCAAGACCTTGCACTGGCGCCAGGTCGCGGTGGAGGTCGCCAAGGCCGAGCGGCTTCTCGATGAAGCCATTGTGGCGGGGAACCGGGACCCCGGTATCACCGAGGCCCAGGGCATACTCCAAGGCCTCCAGGGCGACGACTGATGGGCTGGGACGACCTGACCCCAGAGGACCACGGTGCCGGCTGAGTTCACTTTCGGATCCGACACGAATCTGCGACACTTCACCGATGCCATCGAGGAAGCTGGTGGCACCGTGCGCGAGACGGACCGCGTCCGGCGCCGCTGCCAGGCCGAGGGAATCGACAGGAACCAGATTGTCGAACTAGCCGAGGCCAATGGGGGCCGCGTCGAATGGACTTGAGTCTGAACTATTGCGCCGAGTGTGCCAAGAGCCTTGACCAATGCCGCTGCGAAGGGGGCCCAGCCATAGACGGGCCGGGCCTGACCCCAGACGAGATCTGGGGGGTTGACGAACGTCGCCGCGTCCGCACGGACGCGCGGGGGCCGCGTCGAGTCTCTGGCCCCCAGGAGGCCAAGTTGACCAAGCCCGAGATGCGTAGACTCGCAGAGTTGTTGGGCCCCTCACCCGGGCCGTCCGCGGGGCTAGATCAGGCCCCCTCTCTCTACGCTACAACTAGCTCACGAGACGGCTCTCACCTCAAGCGGGTTGAAGCTGTCATGGCGTGCTTGAACTGTTCCGCCAGGATGGAGGAGCGGGGGTGCAAGCGCAGGTGTCCTACCTGCGGCTACTTTGAAGATTGCGCAAATCTTTAAGGGCTACGAAGTATCTGCACCCCAGGGTAAGGCGTCACAGCAACGTGCGGGCTAAGCCCGGCCGGATGGCGCGGGGGCGCTAGCTTTAGGACTGCGAGGGACCACATGGCAAAGCCGACTGGCAACGTGATGAGTGGGTACGAGTGGGAGGCGACTCTCCGAGAGGAGGAGGCCAAGAGTAAGCTGGCCCGAAGAGAGAAGCCTAGCGCTAGGTTGAACCGAACGGGACAAAAGCGCCACGACCCGGACCAGGCAGAGGTTGAGCTGTACCGCGCCATGAGCCTGAAGGTTCGGCGGGACCTGGTCTTGATGCCCCTGCTGATGGTGCTCGCGATTGACAACCTGGTGCGTAAAGAGCGGATGCCAGATGGGCGTCCGTATGAGATGGACGAAGAGATCACCAGCGCGCTGCTCAACAGTATGCGCAAGGTGTTGACCACGTGGCCCAGGTGGGAACGCGAGACGACAAGCCGCGCCTTGATGGGGGACGCGCAAAGTCTACTGTCTAACTGCGGGGCCGAAAACGCCCGGGTGGCCCTGCTAGGAGCGGCCACTCTGGTTGCCAAGAGCGTTGACGACGGGGCGCACGCTGCCCCCGATAGCGCAGCCGTGTTGACCGCGTTGGCCTTGATCCAAGACGCCGAAGCTGATGACCGGGGGATTTGGGGATGGCGCAACGGGTCTGAGATAACCGTCGTCGCCGAGCGTATGAGGGAACACGCGCGGGTCAAGGGGCATCTATAAGACGGCTAGGTCAAGGTCTTGACCCGAGCCACCACCAAGGAGCCACCAAAATGAGCGACCAAGACCCCAGAAATTTTGACTTTAGCAACGCCTGGGATAGGCCCAAGCTACGGAGCCGTGTTGACCTACCTGCTGCGTCGGGCCTAGCCCTTGACGAGGGGGCCCCGCCGGCCTTCGCTCAAGGGCCTTTGGTAGGCCTCATGGGGGACCTCGGGAGCGGTAAGTCCAGCGTGGCCCGCTACCTGGTGTCCCAGCATGGGTTCGTCGAGTTGACGTTTGCGGGCATCCTGAAGAGCGTGGCCCGGGATCTTTTCAACCTTACCGAGGCCCAGGTCAACGGGACCCAGGAGCAGAAGAACACCCCCGTGGAACACGTGCGCGGGCACATGCCCATCGGACGCGCGGCCAAGGACTTCCCGCCCGATGTTCATTTCGAAGTCAGCCAGGCCAGAACACCCCGGGAGATTTTGGAGCACCTCGGAACCGAAGGGCTGCGCGCCATTGACCCCCAGGTGCTCGTCAGGTACGTGGAGCGATCGATCGAACAACACCGCGCCGATACGCTGTACCGCGCGGAGCAGTGGCGGCAGCGCGAGGGAAAGGGGCCCAGGGTCGAGGGAATCGTGGTTAGTGACGTTCGGTTCAGAAACGAGTTCGATATGATTTTCAGGCAGGGCGGGCTCGTGTTCGAGACGTGCGTGTTGGACCACAATGGCGTCATCATCGAGGGTGACTGGGGCACCACGGGGCACGCGAGCGACACAGAGTGGCGAACACTTACGCCCCACGCGCGGCTATGTGCCGAGCGCGGCAACGTCTCAGGGTTGCACGAGGGGGTCACCAAGGCCTTGGAGGTCTGCGGGGCAGGCCGGTTTCCACGTGAGCCGGGCCAGGAGAAGGTCAGCCCAGGGCCGTCGCCAGCCACGGCTCACGCGTACCGAGCCGTGGCTGAAGAGGTGAAGGAAGGCTGAGGTTGTGGGGCTCCTCGGTCCACGCGTCACTCATCTTCGATCTTTTCCTGCGTCACCCTCGGCTCCACCACGGGCCATCCGCGTCCACTGCCACCGCGTCATCCAGCAGCGCCAGGAGCCGGTCGATTTCTTCCGTCGTGGAGTTCTCCCAATCCGAGACCGCTACGGCCGTGCCTTCGTCGAAGTCGCAAGTCCCGCCGATGTTGGTGGGGTAGGAAATCCATCCGCCCTCTTCCTGCCGGACCGTCACCCCGAACTCTGGTAGGGCCACGACCTTCTCTTTGGTTTCCATGGGGCGTTTCATTTTGGCCCTCCCTTGGTCTCTGTTTAGAGGCTAGCGGCCATGCCTGTGGCGTTGCTGATCAGGTCGGTCAGCATGTCGGCGTAGGCGCCTTCGGTGGTGCTGATCGTGGTGCACTTCGTGCCCCGGACCTTGAGGAACTCTACGTCGTAGAGATCCGCGGGGGTCAGGGTGACGCGTACGTGCGTGACCTTGCCCGCGTTGCGCCCAATCTTGAACTGGACCCCGCGGTCGATAGCGACCTTGTTCTTGGTCCCGAACATGTAGAGGGCCTTGCCCCCGATTTGCTCCAGGATCGTGTTGGCTGTCTGTAGGTTTGTTTCGCTCATGATTTACTCTTCGGCAGCCAGCCGCGGGACTTGAGAAAAAACTTTCGATACCCGGCTAGAAGAATCCCGGTGGTCAGGGGAGCAGAACACATCTCCCTCGCGGTTCGCGCACCCGCGGCGCTCAGGCGTCGTGGATCCCGTTTCCCCGCCACACCAGGCACATGGCTCCAGCTCGGGCCAATACGGCCCGCTCACGCGATACTGCACCGCGTAGCCGCGCGTGTACGCCACGGTCCTGGCCTCGGGATGCCGGGCCAACACACCATCGAGGATCGCCCGCGCTTCCTTGAACGGCAGGTAGGCAACTCCCTTGCGCATCTTCATACCAGCTCCTTCATCCCGGCCCGCAGCCACCCGAACTCCGGTGCAGTTGCGTGCTTGGTGCAGAACGGTCGGACCTCCATGACCTGGCCACCCGTCCCCAGGTTGGCCCAGCGGGTCGTGGCCGGGGTCTCGCAGTCGCCCATGTCGCAGTCGCCCGGGTGCTTGTGGCACGTGGCGCAGCACGTCATGCCGTGATCGGGGCACGCCTTCAGGCATTCGTTGCAGGTTGTCATGTTAGGGGATCCCCTTATTTAGGCCCCAGAAGGGGCCCCGGCCGACCTGGCCGGGGTTTACCCTCGGGGCCCGAGAGACTAGGCCGCGCACTGCTCGCAGCGGCATGCCCACTCGCTGTGTCGGTTGTCCATTTTGGCCAGGCGGGCCGCCTCGTAGTCCCGGACCTTCTGGGCGCCCTCCAGGGTCGAGGAGGCGAAGTTCGAGGTGCGGTCCCCGGCGACGACGAACCCGGCCTCGCCGATCTCGGTGGCGTCCGTGTGGTACCAGCGGACCAGGAAGCGCACGCCGCCCTCGCTGGTGTACTCGATGTGGTCGTCAAAGAGTCCGGTCACGACGGCGGCCAGGATGGTGATTACGTCGGGCATTTCGTTTCTCCTAGAGGGCTTCGATCAGGATTCGGGCCACCGTGGCGATCAGGATCATCGGGATCTTGTTGGCGATCAGGGTGGCGGTGATTGCTGCGTTCATGTCTTATGTATCGGCCGAGGGGCCGGGGCCTTGAGACTTTTTTTCGGCCGGGTGGAGATTTTTTAGGTCGGCACCTGATGCGCAACTTCTCCTCTGGGAGAGAGAGCCCTAGAAAAAAGCATAAGGGGGTGAAAAAGGGCTCAAGACCCAGGCCTGGCTGTCGATACATAAGACATGACCAACGCAACTACCCCAGCCCAGCAAATCAAGATCCTCGGCCTGGCCGGGTTCATCGTGACCTTCCTGGGCTTCATGGTCTGCCGGGTGGCCTTCGGGCCGGTGCGGTAGGGAAAGGTAAGCGGAGCAATGAAGACCTACACGTTCATCCTGAGAGACACCGAGCGGTTCACCGTCAAGGCCAACAGCGCCCTGGGGCCCGGCGGGGCGTTCGAGCAGGCCAATCGCAAGATCGGGCACGTCAAGAACTTCTACGGCTGGATGGGATCCGGCTTTACCTTCCGCGCGCAGTTCGGCGCGTGGGACTGAGGAGAATCCGATGAGTAGCTATGCTCTGAACAAGTTCCACACGACCCACCTGGTGCTGAACGTCATGGCCTTCGCGGCCCGCCAGCTCGATGTGGACATCCATGACAACGAGATCGCGGGCAAGCTCTACAGCGCCTGTTGCGGCCTGGAGAGCCACCCGGAGGACTGCGGGTTCGGTTCCAGCGATTACTGGCCCTACGTGGACGCGGCGGCGCACGAGCTGGGCATCGTTGGGGTAGAGCCGCACGCGGGTGCGGTTGCCCAGGCCCGCAGGGCGGTGCTGTGATGGCGGGGGTCAGAACGCGCGCTGTGCGCGATACCTACCGGGCCCGGGCCTACCGGGCCGAAGAGGGTCTGAAGGTCTCGGAGAAGGGCTGGTACGAGCCCAGGATGC